GCCTTCTGGCGATCCGTCTCCCGACTCGCCCTCGATGCCTCCTTCGACCGCTTCACGTAGGCGTCGTGGCCCTCACGCTTGCGGCGCTGAACCTCTTGCGGCATCCCTACCTCCCCCTCGGGCGCAGCGCGTTGGCCTGCGTCCCAGCCGTCATGCCCCGCTTGTTCGCGGTCGCGTAGAACACCTGCTTCCCCTTCTTCCTCCCGTACCTCTTCGTCATGTCCCGCATGACCCGCCGGCCGCTTCCCTCGAAGTACTTGGAGATTGGCATATGCTTAGCCCCCCGCCGCCCCGGCGACGGCCTGCGGCGCCGGTGCGGGCGTTCCGGGCGTCGGGGCCGGTCCCTGCGCGGCCATGCCCGGAGGCTCGGGCTGCCCCTCCTCAACCGGCTCGGTGCCCTGGGTTCCCGGGGCCGGGGTGGCCTCGGGGGCCATGAGGCGGTACGCCTCGAACACGGCCCGGAACTGCATGTAGGTGTCCACGACCTCCGCGATCTCCCCCGGGTCCTTCAGCGCCGTCTGGGACGTCTCCTGAATCAGCTTCGTGAACTCCTCCTTCTCCTCCAGCATCTGCTGCCACACCAGGTACACCTGGGCCTCAGGCTGGCGGGGAAGGAACACAGGGGGCGGGGGCTCCTCGGGAGGTGGCTGGGACATGGGCTGGCCCATCGCCTGCTGCTGCTCGGCCGCCATATCGAACGACTCCTTCGCCTCCTGATACCGCAGCTTGGCCGCAGCGTACATCTCCTCGGCCTGCTCCTGCGGTGTCCACTGGCCGTACTCCATCCGTGCTACCTGATCCTGCTGCTGCAGCTGGAGCAGGTACTCGGCCCAGCCCGCGATCATGGGGATGATCTGGGGCCACAGTGCCTCTTCGCTGAGCCGCATGCCCTCATCCTGCATGAGGAAGGTGCCGATGACCTTGTACCGGATGGCCGGGTCGTCGATGCTCGTGTCGATGACGGGGATCTTTCGCTCGTCCACGAAGTCGACCCACATCCGCTGCGCGTGCTCGATCTGGAGGTTGGTGTCCTCGTTGATGTCAGCAGGCAGCCCCATGTTCTCCAGCAGCTTCTTCCTGGCAAGGGGCGAGGTCGGATCGTACAGCCCATCGGTGAGCGCCTCGCGGGTGGCCTCCCGCATGAGGATGCTCTTGTCGATGTAGGCCTGGCGCTCGATCTCGACCTTGGTCTGGCCTGCGAGCGCCTGGCGGTCGAACTGCTTCAGCTCCCACGTACCGTCCGGGTTCTCGGACTCGTAGGTATCGGTGTCGACCCGCAGCGTCCAAAGGAGCTGGAGCTGGTGTTCCCAGATCTTCTGGAATACGGAGGTGATCCCCCGCTCGCGGGTCGAACGCCGCCGCTCGGCCTGCTCCCCCAGGATCTGGAGGCCCGACGTGGTGGTGATGTTGCGGGGGGCCTCGCCGCTCTCGATGTCCGCCGGACCAATGATGCGGGTCGAGTCCTCCATGGACGCCGCGCGCTCGTTGTATACGCCGGACGGCATGAGGGTAGAGCCGATCACCTCCGGCTTCGCGTGCGGGTCCATTGGGCTCGGGTCCCACCGGAAGATCTTGCCGCTGCCGTAGCCTGTCCTGTACTCAGGCCCCTGCAGGTTGGCGTCGGAGGGCACCATGAGGTTGGGTGAGCCCATCCGCTCCCGCGCCTCGATGGTCTGAGCGTCCATCCCGTTGATCCGGTTCTGAACGGAGATGAGGTCGTCGGGCAGGGCCTTGCCCCAGAACTCCCCGGAGCGCGGCTTCCAGATGGCGCTGCACACCTGCTGCACCGCCACCTCGGCCTGCTCTCCGTCGGGAGTGGCCACGCTGCGGATGAGGTGGTCGTTGACCGGAATGAGACCCTGCGACTTCCCAATGACGCGGATGAAGCGGCCCTTGGGGAAGCGCATGCAGGGTTCGCCGATCAGGTCGTAGACCCGCACGTGATTGTCGTACAGCCCGGAGTCCAGGTGCCCGTCGTACCGCCCCGCGATGTCCCACTCACCCAGCAGGGGGTGCTCACGGAACAGCTCGTAGGTATCCTCCGGTTCTACCTTGTCAACCAGCTCTGGGTGATGCTCCTCAACCCAGTCGAGGGAGCGTACCTTGCAGATGCCGTGGTGACGGGGCGCGTTGGTCGTGCTGTCGAGCCCCACGCCACCGTTCTCAGGGTAGTACTCGAAGGGGAGGACCAGCTCAAGGCCAGTGTTGCCCGAGGGGATGTACTCTCCCAGGGGGCGGGCATAGAAATCCTTCCCATGCGACTCGTTCTCCGTCAGCTCGGTGGGAGCGAGAGGGCCCCCGCACCTCGGGCACTGCTCCACCGTCATGTCCCCGAGGTCGTCCGGGATTTCCCCGAGGTCGAGAGCCGCTGGATCCGCGCCGTTGGAGACAAGGTTGTGGACGCCTTCGTTGACGGAGGAAGAAGCCAGGATGGATCCGCACTGGCCCTGGCAGCGAACAGGCTCGGCCGTCGCTGCCCACGTCGTCTGGTAGTAGGTCTCCTCCCAGTACGAGCGGAGGGTGGCCGTCCCCATGACGATGAGGTCCAGGATGAACCGGTCCCGGATGTCGGACCAGTTGAGCCGCTTGAGCCGGTCCTTCAGGACGTCGTCGGCTACCTTCGCGGCGGCCTGTAAGCGGGGGTCACGGAACAGGGCAGGGACCTTCGGGATCCACTGCCTCTTGGAGAGAGTGGCGAACTCGACGTCGACAGCTGGAGAGATGATGTTGGTGACAGGCTGGGGGAGCTGGACCGGTGCGTCACCGGCCTGCTGCATCCGGTAGGTGTAGCCCCGCCCGCCGTCCTGAAGAACCTCGGTGTCCAGCTCGATCCACTGCTTGCCGATGGTGTAGTAGATGTTGCGGGAGATACGCGAGAGGTGTCGGGTCCGGTACGTCACCCACACTGAGAAGTGGCGGTCGCGCCACTCCAGGATGTCGTTGTCACTTGCCTCGGTCCCGGGGAAGCGCTCCCGCCGCTCAGCCATCTTCGCTCCGAGCCTGGTTGACGGCCTGGGCTATCTCCAGGGGATTGAGTGGATCGGAAGGCGCCAGTGTGGGAGGAGTTGTGGGCGAGGGCGGCCTGAGGTCGGGCTCACCACCCGGCCAATGAATGCGACGTGTGTGTTGCGCTGCGTGAGATTGGCTGACGTCCTCCCACACTGGCGGAGGTGGCCGCCGGGAAGCCTGTGCCACGCGGAGTGCACCCGGAGCAGTCAGGGCCAGCAGCTGCTCCGCCATCTTCTCGATGGTCCTGTCTCGGGATGCTAGCTCCTCGCGGAGGTCGGTGACGAGGGCGCGGTACGCGGCAAGCGCGCTTTCCTGTGATTTTGCCCCACCCCACCAAAGCACCCTGGCCTCCCCCCGCGAGATTGTGGATAGGATCGAAGCCGGATGTCAACTACATTTTGGGGGCACGGCCCTCAGGGCTACCACATATGGCGCATCCCCCGGCGGGGAGCGTGCGCCGCGTCGGCCTGCTGGAGGGCAGGCTTGACCACCTTCTCCGAGAACCACTTCTTGCGCTGTTCAAGCAGGTCGACTGGCTCGTTACGTTTGGCCTCCTCCTCGGCACTGACGGCCGCGCGTCGAACCTCCTGCCACAGGCCGGGCTGGAGGAAGGTGACGGCCTGGGTGAAGGCGTCCACCTGGTCGTCGTAGGTCCCCTTGTCGAACTGCGCGCACTCCTCCACGAAGTCGAGGACCCACTTCGGCTTGCTCCCGTCGTCGTTCATGGGGAGGTGGATGTTGTGCCCCTTCATGTAGGGGATGACGTTGTACACTCTGGACAGCTTGGATCCCTTGGGTGGAATGGGGATCATCCCCGCGACCTTGTGGTGGAAGGTGGCGATGAGCTGGGGGGCCATGGCCGAATCCTCGATCAGCTTCGCCACGGCCCGGTACTTGAGGGCGAAGTTCTGCATGTGCCCGGCGACCCGGGTCATGTCCATGTGATCGCGCGCCGAGTCCATTAAATAAAGGTCCGCGCCCGCGCGCGTCCAAACCTGCCCGACCGCGTAGTCCGAGGTCCGTTTGTCCTTGAGGGGGAGGTCCCAGGACTGGACCGTCATGTCCCGCTTCTCGGGGAGGTCGGACCGGCGGTACCACTGCCAGTCGTCCCGCATCAGGATGCCGCCGCCCTCGGGGGTCGGTCGGCCCTGGAACTGGGCGCTCCACCAGTAGGGGAGCATGGTTTTCTTGGTCTTCTCGTAGTAGTCGGGGTCCCCCGCTTCCGCCCAATACTCTGGCCATAGCCACTCGCCCGGCTTCCGGCCGAGCGGGTCGTCCCTCTCGGCCTCGGCAGGGATGTTCACGATGTCCCACTCTCCGGTCTCGTCGCTGTCGATGAGACGGCCGAGCAGGTCGTCCTGGTGCCAGCGGGTGGCCACGAGAATGATGACGCCGCCGGGCTGCATCCGGGTGGCCACCGACGTGAACCACCAGTTCCACATCTTCTCGCGGTAGATCTCGGAGCCCGCCTCGTCGGCGTTCTTGATCGGGTCGTCGACGATGTACAGGTCCGCGCCGCGACCGACAATCGAGCCCCCAACGCCGAGGGAGTAGACCTCGCCGCCCAGGGTGGTGGCCCAAGCGTCGGCCGCCATCCGCTCCTTGTCGATGGCGAGGTTCAGCTCCTCGGAGTGCTCCAGCACCTTGTTGCGGACCTTGCCGCCCCACTCCCGGGCGAAGTTCTGCCCGTACCCAGCGATGATGATGCGGGCCTGCGGGTTGCGGGTGAGCCACCACACGGGCGTCCAGATGTCCAGGAACAGGGACTTCCCATGGCGGGGAGGCATCGAGACCATCAGCTTCCGGATCTCCCGCTTCTCCAGCGCCTTGACCTTCGAGGAGAGGAGGCGCAGGTGGTCCCCGGGGATCCAGCGGCCCCCTGACAGGCGGTGGGCGAAGTCGGCGGGGTTGTCCTCGATGGAGAGGCGGGCCCCGGTCCCGGCGGCCATGGCCTTCAGCCGCTGGTAGAAGTCGTGGAGCTGGGGGAGGGTGAGCTGAGAGCGCGCCTTCTCCGATTTGAGGAGCTGCTCGAACGTGGGCGGCCCAGTGCTCACGGGGTTCAAGATACCACGCGGCTGGCGGCCGCGCGCGGGAAAAGTCCTTGCCTGGCTGGGCGGCCTGCCCTATTCTCTGGGGGACGCGGCTTCCATCCACTCGCTCTTCCCTGCTCACGCGCCTCCAACCCCTCGCCGCGTTCTCACCTCTTTGCTGGCCCTTGGAGGTGCCACGTGAAACTGGACATCCCCAACTTCGGGGATCTGTTGGAGCAGGCCCGGAACCGCCACGAGAAGTGGTCGTGGGACGGGATCATCCCCACCAACGACGTGACCCTCGTCGCCGCCTTCATGAAGAAGGGGAAGACGACGCTGCTGACCGGGTACGTGAACGCGGTCCTGAAGACCGGGTTCTACTGCGGGCTGGGGGCGCAGCGGGCGAACCGGGTGCTGTACCTGGCCCCCGAGGAGGGGGACACGCTGCTGCGGCGGTTCCACCGGCTGGGGTTCCAACCGAACGACGGGGTCCAGCTGACGGTGGTGCCCCGGGGCCACGCGATGTGGGAGCAGCTGGTCGTGCAGTACCGGACCCGCCAGTGGCCTGCCGTGGTGGCCGCGTTCAAGAAGGCCGGCTACGATCACGTGATTGCCGATGGGCTGCACACGCTGCTCCAGATGTTCGAGCCCCAGGCGAAGGAAGACAACGAGGGCGTGGGCAGGTTCATGGCGAACTTCATCCTCCCTTTTGGCAGTGACTTCACGTTAGTCGCCAGTCTCCACACCAAGAAGGCGGGGGGTGACCCCAAGGTCCACATCCCCCCAGAGGAGATGATCCGGGGCGCAAGCGCGTGGATGGCGCACCCTGGTCAGATCCTGGTGATGGAGCACGACCGGAAGGCAGACCTCAAGACGATGCACTGCTTCGGCCGGTACGAAACATCGAAGGCACAGGGGTTTACGATCCGGTACGACGAGAAGCGGCACGACTACACGTCGCTCACGGAGGATGGGATCGATCCCCAGGAGGTCGCGGGCGCGGTGGGCGTCGAGGCCGTCCTTCGGGCCAAGGTGATGCACGTACTGAACAGCGCCCATGGGGCGCCCCTCACGCCGAAGACCATCCAGAGCATGGTGACCGCGAGGAGAGAGAACATTCTGTACACCTTGCGCCAATTAGTCGATATGGGCATGGTCAAAGAGGTCCAGGCGAAGAACCCGTCGGGGAGATTGTCCCCACATTACGTCGTCGTAAGTTCTTTAGAATCAGATAGAAGTGCGTTCCCGGACCCAATTTAGCGTAACTCCTTTGTTTTCAATAAGAAGTGCGTTCCCGACCTGCGTTCCCGCTATAGAGTATAGGAACTCTACGGCGACGGACCGCCAGCGCTCCGTAGGACTGCGCTGCTGGACGGTCTAGAGAGGAACTCCAAGAATGGCAATCGCCGGTCCGGCGGACAAGGGCCT